AAAGACACAATTATCAATGATCCAGAAAAGGTCAAAGACGGTGGCGCTATTTCTGCTATGGGTGCTGACTATGCAGTAAACTTTAAGTTTATTAATAAAGACGATCGTTCTATTGCTGTGGATCGAGGAGTTGTAAAGTTGCATGATGCTGGTACTGGGTTTATGATGATTAAACGCCAAGCTATTCTTAAGATGATTAAAGCATACCCAGAACTTAAGTATAATAATGATGTACAATTAAATGCGGATTTGTCCGATCATTTTTATGCGTTATTTGATACTATGATTGATCCAGTGGATCGTAGATATCTTTCCGAGGATTATACCTTTTGCCGTAGATGGCAAGATATAGGTGGCGATATTTGGCTTGATCCTACAATTTCTCTTAACCATTATGGTTCATTCTGTTTTGCAGGTAATCCATCACTAATTATTCAATATCAAAAATAAATTATGAAATTGTCCGAACTACAGGAAATGTGGGCCGAGGACTGTAAAATTGATGAAACAAATCTTGGCAAGGAGTCGGCCCGTGTACCAACACTCCATGCCAAGTATTTAAATTTTCTTTCTTCCACAAGATTAAATTTGAGAAAAGCAGAATCAGATTATTTTAATTGTAGAAGAAAGAAATATAGATACTATCGAGGTGAAATGACTCGACAAGAATTAGAAGATGAAGGTTGGTCCCAATGGCAAGGGACCAAACCATTAAAGAACGAAATAGATGAGTTTCTTCAGGGAGATGCTGATTTAATTACACTGCAGGATAAGGTTGAGTATTTTAAAACAGTATTATATCAATTAGAACAAATTATACGTTCTATCAATTCTCGAACATGGGACATTAAGTCCAGTATAGAGTGGACAAAATTTACTAATGGTTTAATGTGATGGCAGAAATAAGTATTCGCAAAAAGAATGAGGTACATCTCATAGTAGATTCTGACGCTTCAATTGCGCAAGAGTTGAATGATTATTTTTCATTTGATGTTCCTGGTGCGAAATTTCATCCATTATATAAATCAAGAATGTGGGATGGTAAAGTTCATTTATTCTCAATGTTTACAAAAGAACTTTATGTGGGTCTGAAGGATTATGTAAAAAATTTTGCAGAAGAACGAGAATATGAAGTTGATGAATCTAATTATAAACAATCATCTGATGAATGTGCATATGAAGATGTAAAAGAATTTTGTGAGTCATTGAATTTAACATCAAGAGGACAACCAATACAAATTAGGGACTATCAAATAGATGCAATCTATCAAGCGATTATCAATGGAAGAAAGCTCTTATTATCGCCAACTGGTTCGGGAAAATCTCTTATTATTTACTGCCTCGTCCGCTGGCACGAAAAATTTGGACGACGACAACTCATACTTGTCCCTACAACAAGCCTTGTGGAACAGATATATTCAGATTTCCAAGACTACTCTGGGATAAACAATTGGAAAACAAGTGAGAATTGTCGTAGGATTTATGGTGGGCATGAAAAAACTAATCTTTATAATGTTGTTATTAGTACTTGGCAATCCATTTATAAATTACCCAAGTCATTCTTTGCCGAGTTTCAAACAATTTACGGCGACGAAGCACATCTATTTAAAGCAAAAAGTCTTACAGGGATTCTTAATAAATGTACGATTACCCCGTACAGAATCGGTACAACGGGGACTCTGGATGGAACCAAAACGCACAAGCTGGTACTGGAGGGACTCTTTGGTCCCGTTTATAAAGTCACCACAACCAAGAAACTAATAACAGAAAAAACCTTAGCTGATCTAAAAATCTATAATATTATTTTAGAATATCCCGACGAAATTAGAAAAATAGTTAAAGGTATGTCATATCAAGACGAAATGGATTTTATTGTTCAATACAACAATCGAAACAAATTTATACGAAATCTTGCAATAAATCAAACGGGCAATACTTTAGTATTGTTTCAGTTTGTAGAAAAACATGGTAAGTTATTATATGATATGATCTGGGCAAAATGTGAAGATAGGCAAGTATTTTTTGTGTATGGCGGCACTGATACAGAACAACGTGAAAAGGTAAGACAATTGACAGAGAAAGAAAATAATGCTATAATTGTAGCGTCGTATGGTACTTTCTCGACAGGAATAAATATCAAAAATCTCCATAATATTATTTTTGCATCGCCTTCCAAATCTAGAATTCGAAATCTGCAATCTATTGGCAGGGGATTAAGAACAAGTGAAACAAAAGACTCTTGTAATTTATATGACATAGGTGACGACTTATCTTGGAAATCCAAAAAGAACTTTACATTATTGCATATGATTGAGCGAATTAAAATTTATAATGATGAACATTTCGATTACAAATTGGTAAAGGTACCCATCGAATGAGTACAGAAAATCTCCACTATAAGTATTTGAAATTGACTAATGGTGAAAATATTATTTGCACTACTGATAACGATTGTTCCAAGCTTAGAAAGTCTAAAACAATATCTGTAGTTGATCCTGTTATACTTACACCTATTCGATATCCGAGAGGAACTTCTATCATTGAAGGGTATGTGTTCCAACCTTGGATTAAATTTGTCACAGAAACAGTATTTGAAATTCCTGTTGATACTATTATAGTAGCATCAGATGTGGAAGAAAAATTGAAAGAAAGTTATTTGAATTTTCTTATTGGTGAAAAAGAAGAAGCTGAAACAGACGAAATAGAAGAGTTTACTTCTTCAGTTGAGAAGCAGAAATTTATTGAAATACTTAAAAGTTTAGGAAAATCAGATAGGGAAGATGATGAAAGTAGCGAAGAAGAAATCAAAAGATTTACCCCAAGCGGACACAGCATTCATTGAGGAACCTATTCCGGTTTCTTCACATTATGTAGATAACAAAAAGTTTCTACAAGCTCTTATAGAATATAGAAGTTCTATTGATGCTGCTAAAGAACAGGGTAAAGAACATCCACAGGTGCCTAATTATATAGGTGAATGCTTTATTAAGATTGCAACACATCTATCGTACAAATCCAATTTCATTAATTATACTTTTAAAGATGATATGATTAGTGATGGTATAGAAAATTGTTTGACTGCTGTGGCAAAATTTGATCCTGCAAAATCATCTAATCCGTTTGCATATTATACCCAAATAATTTATTTTGCTTTTTTGCGACGAATACAAAAAGAAAAGAAGTTACAGGCAACTAAATATAAAATGATTGAAAATATGGATCTTGATGCTATTATTACTCAGGAGCATGACAATGGTGAGTTCAATAATCAATTCTTAGATTATCTAAAGAAACAACTTGATCAGGTTGATATTGATAAAAGAATCGTCAGTTTGCCGAAAAAGAACAAATTAGCTGAAGAAAATACTAATAATCCGATTGATTTAGATGAATAGAATACTATATAATATAGTATTATTAACTGGAATATATCATGAGCAAAATCAAAGTATCAGAACTATTTTATTCTATCCAAGGTGAAGGTCGATTCATGGGAGTACCTAGTGTATTCCTACGAACCTTTGGTTGTAACTTTACTTGCGATGGCTTTGGCATGCCCCGAGGAGAAAAGAGTGATGAAAGAGACATCATTGCACAACACGCGGATCAGTACAAAAATTATAAATCTTTGCCTCTGGTTACTACAGGCTGTGATAGTTACGCTAGTTGGGATGTTAGGTTCAAGCATCTTAGCCCTGTTGTGTCTGTTGATGTTATTGTTGATGCCATTCTACATATGCTACCTCATGGCAAGTGGACAAGTGAGCATCTCGTTATTACAGGAGGTGAACCACTCCTTGGGTGGCAAAGGTCGTATCCTGATCTCCTCTCGCACCCCGATATGGTCAATCTTGAAGAACTCACATTCGAGACCAACGGAACTCAAAAACTAGAACCTAAATTCTCTGAATATCTCAAGACTCATTGGCGCAAAGGCTGGGATTGTCTAACATTTAGTGTAAGTCCTAAACTAAGTGTCAGTGGTGAAAAATGGGAAGATGCTATTTGTCCAGAAATTATTATGCAGTATCAAGAACATGGTTATGTCTATCTTAAGTTTGTTGTTGCTGACGAAAAGGATGTAGCAGAGGCTGCTATGGCAGTAGAATGTTATAAAGACAATGGTTTCACTGGTCCTGTATATCTAATGCCTGTAGGTGGTGTAGAATCAGTTTATTCTATGAATAATAAGAATGTTGCACTAATGGCAATGAAGAAAGGTTGGAGGTATAGCGACAGACTCCAAGTGCCATTGTTTAAGAATGAATGGGGAACCTAATGAATATATTTCGTCCATTCGGGCCTATGATAGCAACAGGCAGAATAGATGAAACGGTTAGCACCTTACTAATAAATGAAAATAAAAAATATAAATTTTTCTCTATACCCATTGACAAAAACGCATCAGAAAATTTAATAGGAAAAATTTCTAAAAATGTTTCTTTTTCTGATAGCTTGCTTGAGAATAATCAATTAAATAGATTTATAAAAAGTACTTGCTCACAATTTATTTCTCAATCCTTTGATTTGCCATTGGATAGCGTAAATAAGGATTACCAATTTAATATTTCTGAAGCATGGTTCAATTATCAATATGCTGGTGATTTTCAACCTTTACACATTCATCCTACCTGTGATTTAGTATGTGTAATTTACCTTGAAACAAATGAGCATATTTTGTATGAACATACTTTATCCGAAATTAATAATTCTAGACCCGGTGGCGTCACCACTTTTCTTAGTTTAGGTGCGCCGAAAAATAATTATATTATAGATAATACAATGTATAAATACAATGGAATGCCTGGAGAATATGTTATTTTTCCTGCTGATTTACCGCACATGGTATATCCGTTTGAATCACCTGGTTGCAGAATTACTGCTAGTTTAAATATAAAATTTAGATGAGTATTACTGTTTATTATTCTTTCAATTCTTATCCACGTGATCAAGATTACAATCCTTTTTTTTCGAGCAATTTAGATGGTAGCGATTTTTTAAATCTAAGTTTTTTAGAACCTGATTTAGTTATTAAGGAAATGCCTGTTCTAAATGATAAAGAAAATGATATTAGGCAATGTCCTGCTGTGAAAGATGAATTACGAAATTTATATACCTTTAAGTCGCCTCTAGCATACGAATTGGACATAGGTAAAGATATTAAATCCCACATGTATAACCAAAAAGTTTTTAATAACTTTTTCCACGTGAGGTATAGTAATCCTTTTTTAATATCGTTATATCTACCGATTGTTTTTTATAGCGAAGATATGTTAGAAATATCTCAGTGCAATGCTTTTTTTCATGATAACGAATTTGTTAATAATGTTAATGTAATTCAAGGTAGATACAATATTAGTAAATGGTTCAGGTATTTAGATTTATCTTTTTTAGTAAAAAGAAATAAGACAAAAATAGTATTTGACATAGGTGATGTTTTATATTATATTAAGTTTCATACTAATGAAAAAATTAATCTACAATACTTTAATACTACTCGTGAAATTTTTGCGTTGTCTAAGGCATGTACACAAATAAAATTTTTTAGTCATTTGAAAAAACCATTCCATGGGTTAAAGTATTACTATTCTATGTTTGAGCAATCATTGATAAAAAAACGAATATTGAAGGAAATAAAGAATAATTTAGTAAGGTGATGGAGAATATAATGCAAATAGTAGATAAAACGAATTTTAAAATGTATGTACATATAGGTGAATGTAAGTCTCCAAGTGATACAAAGGTTGTACATTTTATTAGAGAAGAATATGATGAAAAAGCAGATTTAATTTTAAGAAATACTTATGAATTTTTTATGACCAAAGATGAAATAAAAAAATTAGCAAGGGTGTTTAATGACTATGAGTAATAAATTGGTTGAGGATGCTCCATACCATCCAGGGTATGAGGGCGCAGTGTTTGGTCGTTCAATGAGTCAGGTCATTCGTGATCGTATTAAAGAAGGGCAAACTAGATTTTTTGCTAATGACAACATTTCACCTTTTATTCATAGTGAGGATGAAATTGATCTTTTGGTTGATGAAGTAGCAGATAAGTTTCAGCAAGTTCTGTATTCTTTAGTTATTGACACCACTAACGATCATAATACGCAGGATACGGCACGACGTGTTGCTAAGATGTTCATTAAAGAAACATTCAGAGGTCGATATGCCAATCCGCCTAAAGTTACAGCATTTCCTAATGTAACAGAATATGATGAATTATATGTAACAGGCCCTATTACTATAAGGAGTACTTGTGCCCATCATTTTCAAAACATTGTTGGTAAAGCATATATTGGCGTATTTCCGGGCAAGAATGTTATCGGCCTTAGTAAGTTTAATCGTATCACGGATTGGATCGCTTCTCGCCCGCAGATTCAAGAAGAAATGACTGTTCAAATTGCCGATGCTATTCAGAAAGAAACTGAGGCAGAAGGTGTTGCTGTATTAGTGCAAGCAGAACATCATTGTATGACTCATCGAGGTGTTAAAGAACATGAGTCAGATATGACAACATCTGTTATGCGAGGCGCATTTAGAGAGCACGCGCATCTAAAGCAAGAGTTTTTCAACATTATTCATAAAATGAAATGAAACTTTTTAGTAAAAGAATAGCATTTTGTATTAGTGATCAACACCTGGTACCACATGGTGGCATAGGACAATTCGCCAAAGGGTTTGTCGAGATGGCGAGTAGACTCGGCTGGAAGGTGGATATTATAATGGACAAAGCTCCCACCGGGGGCTTCAGTTCTATTGTAGAGGGGTTTGGCGCATCATTAACCTATCCTATTGTATCTAATTCATATTCAGAACATACTGGTACTTTCGCTTTTAATGATTCAGTAAATTTTGAAAAGATAATAAATTTTAGACGAGCATTAATGTATGCTTTGTCCAAAAATCTATATGATATGATTATCTGTAATTCAATGGAATCAATGCCTGCTGCTTTAGCGCTTGACCTTGGTAGAAATATTCCTGTTGTATTCTATACTCATGAAGAGTCTATGGTATTTAGAGACACTAGAAAATTCAAGGGCGTATTCACTGAAAGTTGTAATGAATTTTTCAATAGGCTAATGACAGTAGACCATGCTTATGTTGGTACACAATCGCCTAGAAATGTGAATGAGTTGCAAAGTAATAATTGCAATAATGCTGTTCTATTGCCTATGCCTATGTCTGAAAGGGAATTATTAGTACCCAATTATAAGGAACGTTCAGGTGTACTTTACATAGGTAGATGGGAAGAAAGAAAAAATCCTGAAGCATTTCTCGAAGTAATCAAAAAGACAGGTTTGCCTGCGAAAATTATTACTAATAGTAATGGTAAGAAAAAATTTGAGGCTAGGCTAGAAGAATTAAAGATAACTGATTATGAATTAAAAGCTGGGATTGTAGGTAAAGAGAAAGTAGACTTTATAAAATCTGCAAGAGTACATTTTAATCCTTCTCTAAGAGAAAACTATCCGTTTACATTCTTTGAATGTATGGGTCATATGCCAAGTATAGTAATTGATAAATCAGAATGGGTAACTAATTTTGATAAAAAATTTTATGGAAGAGTATCTATGGACAAGGCAGCAGACTTTGTTCAAAAAGCATATGATACTATGGATCCTAAATCTTGGTATGAAGAAGGCGCATTAGAATATGTAAAGACTTTAGATGCAGGTACTGAACAAAAATGGGTAGACTTTTTGAGTAACTATGTTTCTTCATCAATGTCTAAGTCTGATGCTGCAAAGATAAATGAATACACTACAGTTAAATATTTGGATTTTATAAAAGACTTAAATAGGAAAAGTCTAGCTGTAGAAGATATTAAAAGTGTATTGACAAATAAGCATAAGTATAATATAATCTATACTGATGAACACACCTATCTATCAAAAGACAAAAACTTCGTACCAGAAGAAAAATCTAATCAAACAGGTTTAGAAAGCTTATTTGCATGAGTAAAATATTTGAATACGTAATTTCCGGCCCGGCATATCTGCGACTCGGAGCGGAGCAATGTAACGATCAGGAAACTTTAGAAATGATTAATAATCTAATTCTAAAGACATGCCATAACCAAAACAATCATACGTTTTCATTATTATACAATGGATTCACTGAGAAAAATTTCGGTCCTAAATTACAAAAGTATAGACCGGCAGTAAAACAAATTCATGCTGACTCAGGTGGATTGCAGATTATTACCAGAGGGTTGCAAAATACACCTGAGGTAAGAGACAAAGTCTATACTAATCAAGGTACACATGCTGATATTGGTATGGCATTTGATGAAATTCCGGTGAAAGCAACACAGGACGGAAAATCATCTAAGATTGATACTAAAAGAAGATTTTTTGATAGAGAAAATTTTGATCATTATGCTACACAAACAGGCAAAAATGTACGGGCACAGATTGAAAAGTTTATAGAATTAAAATCCAATTGTAGACCTTTTGTTATTATGCATGGCGCATCTCATCAAACTTATCAACAATGGGCAGAGACAATTTTAAGAGAAGTCTCAGAACCTTTACATAATAGAATAGGTGGTGTTGCTATGGGATCAGCAGCACTTGGCATGGGACAATTAGAAGATGTAAAAAGAGCATTTTATGTTACATTGATGCCTTTTAGCAAACCATTTCACTTGCATGTT